TCGCCCGCAATTTTAATTTTAAAATTGTAAGTTTTTACACTTTCAGAAATGTATTGTTTAAGTAAGCTCATGTTCAATTCCAATGATATTATATTTATTTAATATTCTTAAGTTTTTCCAACAGGCTATTCCTGTCAGAAACAATATATCCATTACCCGGAATGCTGATACCATTATCAACATCACTAGTATCTTGGTCTAATTTTTGTTTCTTTAACTGTAACTCAATCATCTTGAGTTTTTTATCAATTTTGGCTGCTTTTGCATCAATGGCATTTTTAAGCATACTTCCAGCTACTTCAAAAATACGCCCTGAATATCTAGAATCTACATTCATGCCAAGATCCATTAGATCGTCATACGCATCTGTAGCACGTTGAGCCAAAGCATCAAATTCGCTATCGCTAGCATCTCCTAGACCTTTTACTTGTGGTAGTGCCGCACTAATTTTGTCAAATTCATCCATACTACGCAAAAAATCTGCGGGTTTGGCCTGCTCTTTTACTTCGGTCTTGACGAGCTTTTTATTTTCAGGCAAATTTAGAATTTCTTCAAGTTTTTTTGTCATAACAGTACTTATCTAATTCCGCCTTGATGAAAAATATCTGTTTCATTAAGAACTCTGAATTTTAATCCTTGTTTTTTACACCATGCGTTAGCTGCGGACCATTTGGCTTGATTGACTACGTATTGAGCTTGTCGCTCTTTGCTACGTCCTACATTTTCTAAAACCTGTTGATTTTTAGGTTTTATTTCTATAATTTCTGTATACATTTTTCCACGTTTATCCACATACTGAATAAAAAAATCAGGAACGTATATTGTTTGCTTACTAGTTAAAGGATTTCGATAAGGAATACTAATTGCTTCGCTAGCCCACTTGTGTACGCTAGGGTGATTATCGCAGAAGTTCATAAATGCCCATTCCCAACTGCTACGATAAGTTGGCTGTTTGTTACCTACATATTTTGCTGGGTTTTTAGGTACAAACTTGCCACGGGCGAATCTGCTCATACTAGAATATTACGACTTTCGTATGTGTCCTCAACAGTTGCTACTTTGTATCCTAATGTGCTGGTTTGAACTCTATAAGCGTTTAAAACCTCTGTAACAACCTTACTTAACTGTACATCAGTTAAACCTTTTAACTGATCAATAAGTGTAAAGACATTAACGTTGTCAATCCTTGCTTGATTTAATAACACAATACCTGTACTACGTGCAGATTCTTCATCAAATCCACGTTTTAAAAAGAATCCTAATACAGCATCTATCTGATTAGAAGGAAAAGTAATTTGTGTTCTAAAATATTTGTCAAAAAATTCTCTTACTTCAGAACCGCTGTCACTCGTTTGTTGTGGTAAATTACTTAACATATGTCACCTTAAAAATCTAATTGTCTTGCTTGTGTAGTTCCGCCTGCTCTAGGACTACTTGGGAATACAGTGTTTTTAATACCGCTGATTCCGGCGGCAGCTACTACCAGTGCTCCTGAAGTAATAATACGCCTTCCTTCTTCTTGTAAGCCCCTACTAGACAATCTCTTAGAGTTTTGATATGTGTTAACTGCTGTAATTGCTGTACTTAAGAAATTAGCAGGACTATCAAATGCCGCGCCGCTGGCTAATGCACCAAAAACATCGGCGGCACCTTCTATAACGCCGCCTGCGCCAAACAATGTTGCTGTGCCGCCGCCTTGTGGGCTTAGTGGACTTGGTGTTTTATCATAATGATCTACAGCAAATCCTTTTACACGGCCGCTTCTAATACTGCCAATATCGTAATGCACTGCTTCGTAAGACAGTGTCATATTACATTCTGCCTCGCCACCATTTTGATTACTAGACTGTACTTGGTCATGTGTAAATGCAGTGATCATTGGATTAACTAATGTGTAGCTTACATATTCTCGTTTGTTTAATTGATAAAGAATAATTCTATTAAAGAAAGGAATAGACTGCCCATTGTCAAGACCGTACTTACTTCTTACAAAATTGCCATTACGCATAGCCGTTCTTGAATATGCTCCAGCAAATTTTGCACTAATTGAATCTGCAAAATAATAACTGTAATAATTTTGCCATAATGTATTAATTATATGCGACCTGTCATCATGAAATCGCAAATTAATAGGTTGAAATTCGTGATCAGACATTACAATTTTTTTTCTATTGTATTGATTTAATGTCTGAGTTTTTAATGTAAATCTTGGTAAGTCTGCACTTTTAACTAAAAGTCCAATTTCATTCTGATGTTGAAATTTTAAATTAAGACTTTTAAGTGCGCTTAGGTTAATATCAAAATACACATGATATAAAAATTTGGCTTTTGGAGCCAATCTAAAATAGTCATCTTGAAAGGTACGACTAGCGTGTTCCCAAGTAGCTAATTGCCCTTTGGGTCCTAGTAGTCCATTGACTAATTGATTTAAAAAACTGTTATCTTTGCTGGCCATACTGTATTTATAGACTACAATTAACTACGTATATTACTTATAGTCACAAAAAAGGGCTATTTCTAGCCCTTTTTATTAAACGCCTGCGCCTGTAGCTAAGGTGTTAATTGTACGACCTACTACTGTACCAAGACCTGTACCTTGTGGAGTTTGTACACAGTTATCTGGACGAATTGTAAGATCGATTGTTGTGGGACCTTGTTCTCCGTAACCTAATGACTGATAGTTAGCTGATTCAACATAGCATCCATAGCACTCCCAAGTTTCTAAAACTTGTGGTGTGCTTGCACCGTTGCCACCATCTAACATCTCAATACGCATTGTAAACTTGTAATCTACGCCGCTGGCTGCACTTGCTTGTTCAAAAAAGTCAAATTGCTTTTGTAACTGTTCACCAACTAGTTTGCTTACTGCGCCTGTTACATCATCACGCAAAATAACACTGATAGTATTCCATGTTGGTTTGCCCGCATAGTTGATTTTACTATTGTAAATTTCAATTACTTGGTTTGCAAATGATAAGTTTGGGCGAGCTGCTGTCTGTACTTGTTTAGTTAGCTCAGTTGTTGGTGTACTAACACCAAAGTTTTCAAACATCACCCTAAAGCGATATTTTAACTTTGGCATTAACATGCCCTGCGCACTTGCGCTGGCGTCACTGGCTAGTGGTACTGTAAATTTACTTAATGTTGCGATTGCCATATTAGTTAGCTCCGTTATTCATATTTATCATTTTATAAACCTGCTATTTCACCAGTATTCTTCAAGCGTAGAGGAATATAAATGAACTCAACTGCCTTCACAGGCTCAATGGCTATATCAACATATAACTCATTTCTATCAATCCTTGATGGAGTATTATTACTTTCATCGCAGACCACAATGTAGTCATATAGTGCTCGTTGACCAACAAGTTCTAGCATTAGACTTTCTACTGCTCCTTTAATTTCATCACGTGTGATTTTATCGTTAGGTTCGAAAATGTATGGTTTAGCCAATACATCTAGCTGTCTACGTAAGTAAACTACTAGACGTGCTACGTTAATACGATCTAAGCTACTTGCATTTCTAGCACGTGTCTTTTGACCGTAGTTGACAAGACCTGCACCAGTCAAGAATGTGATTGGATTGATCTTAACATCATACAATGTGTCACGTTGACCAGCGTTTAAAGCTACTGCATTAAATTCGCCTTCACCATCAACATAACCAACTGCTGTTGCATTTGTAATACCGCCACGACGTGTACCTGCTGGTGCAAACCATGGATAACTTACGTTGTCGCTTAGTGCGATTGTGCGTAAAATCATGTGACTTGGTGGAACAACAATATTGTTACCAAAATTATCACTTGTAAAGCCCCATGGATAGAACATAGCCATGTATTCGTCATAGCTGGCTGCACCAAGATCGTTGTCTTCTAATGCTAGTCTTGTATTTAGGCCCCAGTTATTTAGGCTAGTTGCATCTGGAGTTAAACGAGCTGGTGTATCACCAACAACAAATGCTGTTAAGCCTCTGTCGTAGTTTAGAGTAATCATTTCACCAATAAGCTCTGGATATCCTGGGCAAGCAATTAAGTTAAACACACGTTGATCTTCTGCACGGATTTCTTGATTGCTATTAACAAGTGCTTGTAATGCCTGTACCACAACTTTACGTTGTGCTTTACGGCCAAATGTGCCTGAACCGTTTTCTTGATTACCACTTTCAGTAACCCAACGATGTGGATAATAGCTATCCATACTCTGATCGCCAAAGCGTGTGTTATCTGCTGTAACGTCAATTGCATTACGAACGAATTTCTTAACGTTAAATCCACTGCGACGTAGATTCCATAGCAACATACCTTTTGGATATAGTGCTGGATCTGGAGCATCAGGATCTAAGTAGTTGTTTGATAACAAATCTACAATAGTGCCTGGCTCGTCACTGTTTGTTCCGCTAATATTATAACGTGCATCGCTAAACAAAATGCCGTTTTCTGAACTTTGATCGCTAGTGTCTACTAAGGTCCAACGACTTGCGACTGGAACACCTACTTTAAATGCATCGTATTTGTAAATTTGAGGGAAGTTTTCAATGTCACTTGTATCAATCCACAAATCACCATCTTTTAATGCTGTACTATCGCTTTGTAATTCTGGTGCTGTAGCACTTACAATTGGACCATTTGGGTCTGTTTGCTCTGCAGAACTTGCATTGTAAAATGGACTTGTTGAATCCAAATATCCAACCCATGTACTACCGTTATGGATCATAATATCAACTTCATCAACTACACTACTGTACCATAATGTACCGTTAGCGGTTAATGCTGTTGGTGCTGAGCTGCCAGCTGTGAATCTTAAAGGTTCCCAAAGTGTTGCAACAAAATCGTTTGTGTCACCACTTGGTGCTTCGTATAAGTTCTGTGTACCTTGATCAGCAATAATATCAAATGCGCTGAATCCAGCACTGTTAAATGCGCCGCTAGTATCTTTAATTCTAAAGTCGCCGCCAATCTTATGGCTAACTACGACTCTATTTTGACTATCAACTTCTGCTACAATATTTGTAAATGCTGCCGCATTAATTGCGGATGCAAATGCATTAGCATCATCAGTAGCATCAGCTGTTGCTGTGAAACTTACTGCTACTGCGGCATTTAATGCCAATTGACCTTTGATACTTTCTTGAATACTAAAGCTCTTTGACCCAGCAGTAAATGTAGAGTCTAAAATTTTTGTACTTCTAATAGTTGTTTGACCAGTTGCAGATCTACGGAAAATTCTAAAATCAGCTAAACGTGGTAATAGTGTAGATCCACTAATTGTTCCAACAATTTCGCTAACGTTTGTTTGTGTGAAAAGAGCACCAACTGGAATATTTTCACCACCGCCACTACGATCTAGATAATAGATAGCGTTGTGATTATTAGCATACATTGGAGCTTCTACTGCTTCAAATGCGTCAGTTGCGCTGTTGTAACGTTTTACACGTAATCTTGCTCCGTCACCTGCTTCAGTAGTCTTAACCCAAATACTTCCTGTTGGACGACCGTTTCCTGAAACCACTGTGTCAGTACGTTTGAATTCAGGAATATTTGTATGTGGTTGAGTTGCTAATCTTGGACCATAATATGTTCCAGCAGTAATTCCTAATGCTGTTAAGTTTCCTG